GAAAACGACCCCAGTGACGCGAGTTGGACCCCCGAAATTCCGTCTTCGGCTCTGACTGCCGACAGCACGATGAGTTTCGGCAAGCGCGACTTTTCGCCGAGCCTGTTGGCGAAACTCATCAAGATGTCGCAGAAGTTGATGCGGTCGGCGGACATGAACGTCGAGTCGCTGGTACAGGACCGGCTGGCGTACAAGTTCGCGGTGGTGGAGGAGAACGCTTACCTGAACGGCACTGGCGCGAGCCAGCCGCTCGGTATGTTCGTCGCCTCGAATGACGGCATTTCGACCGCCCGCGACACGACCGCATCTTCAACGACCGCCTTCGCCGCTGACGACCTCATCGACATGGTCTATTCGGTCAAGGCCGCCTACCGGGCCAACGCCGTCTGGATCATGCACCGCGACGCCGTGAAGCGCGTCCGCAAGTTGAAGGACGGCAACGGTCAATATCTGTGGCAGCCGGGCCTCGCGGCCGGGCAGCCCGCCACGATCCTGAACTCGCCGGTGTACGAAAGCGAGTACGCGCCCAACACGTTCACGACCGGTCTTTATGTCGCGCTCTACGGCAACCTCGCCGCCGGTTACTGGATCGGCGATGGCCTGGGCCTGTCGTTCCAGATGCTCAACGAACTGTTCGCCGCGACCAATCAGGTCGGCATCATCGCCCGGAAGGAAACCGACGGCGCGCCGGTGCTGGCGGAGGCGTTCGCGCGGTTGAAGTTGGCCTAATCGGCCATGTTCCGATTGTGTGTTTTCATGGGAGTAAGCCATGTTGATTGACCTTTTCGACAACATCATTCAGGCCGCTGCCTTCGCCCCGAAGGCGGCGGTCACAGACAACACCGCGCAGGTGTCCGCAATCTTCGATTGCGCGAACAAGACCAGCGTGATGCTGTCGGGCATCGTCGGGACCAACGCCGACGCGGACATGACCTACACCGTGCTCATCGAGGAGGGCGACAACTCCGCTCTTTCCGATGCGGCGGCGGTTGCCGACTCCGACCTGTTGGGTGTGGAGGCGATGGGTCTTGATTATGCGTCGGACGGCAAGACGTTCAAGATCGGATACATCGGCACCAAGCGGTACATCCGCGCCACGATCACGCCGGTCAACAACACCGGCAACGTGTTCCTTGCCGGAAACTGGCTGGCGGTTCCGAAGAAACTGCCCGCGACGACTCAGGTTGTGTAATTGAAGCATCACGCGGACCGTGCCGCCCATAAAGCGGCGCGGTCCGCCTTGCCTTGAAATCGAGGTTTGTATATGAGCGCGTCAACCAGTGGGTATGCTGCGAGCCGATCGTTCACCGACCAGGACGGCGAGTTTCACCAAAACGGCGCGTCGTTGCACCGCGACGGTGGCTATTACGTCGCGGCCGGTGCAACGCTGACCCTGACGGTCGCGTCACACGACGGCAAGTGCATCAAACTCGACACCCTGGCGGGTTCGGTCGTGACGCTTCCGGCTGCCACTGGATCGGGCGCACGATTCCGATTCGTCGTGACGGTGCTGGCCACAAGCAACAGCCACAAGATTCAAGTCGCCAACGCCAGCGACACCATGCAGGGCATCATCTTTTCGCGTGATGACACGTCAGCCGCCGTGGTGGCCTTTGACGCGGACGCGACCGCCGGGGCCGACACCATCACGCTGAACCGCACAACGACCGGCAGTGTGGTCAAAGGCGAAGTCATCGAGATCGAGGATATTGCGATCAACGTCTGGCAGGTGACGGGTCTGATTGCCAATACAGGCTCGCCCGCTACTCCGTTCAGCGCGGCGGTTTCCTAATCGAGTGAGTCATGGCCTATTTCGAGAAGCGAACAATTACACTGGCCGTATCGTCCGGCGGCGCGTTGACGACCTATACGCCGGTCGTGAACGGCGTCGTAACGAATCTGCGCTACGAGCCGGGCACGCTGGGCGGGTCAACCGCGATTGTGGTTTCGACGGAGACCACGGGCAGGACGCTGTTTAGCAAAACCGTCGGCAACACCGCCGCCAACTTCCCGAACCTGACGCAAGACACGACGGACGCCACCGGCACGGCAGACACCAGCACGCGCGCCGAAAACAAAATCGCCTCCGAGCGAATCAAGATCGTGGTGTCAAACGGCGGCACCAGCACGACCGGCTCGCTGATCGTTGAAATCGAAGGCACCTTTTCGGGGGCCTGACGATGGACACCTGTATCGACCGGGTTCCCCGAAATTCCAGCGTGCGGGTCGGCGCGCCGATGGTCGCGCCGGTGGTGGTGTCCGAACTCCGCGAATACCTCAAAGCCTACGAGGAAGACGACGCGCTGATTACCCGGCTGGCCCGACGCGCGACGGCGTTTTGCCAGCGATGGCAGGGCCGGGCGTATCTGGCGCAGCAATTCGCCGACCGATTCGACCGGTTTCCGGGCGGCGACGGCAAGATCGAACTCCGCTGGGGGCCGGGCTATTACGGCCCGAACAACGATTGCACGGTCGCGTATCTCGCAACCGATTCGACGCTGGTCACACTGTCGCTGACGAACAGCGATTTTGGGTACGACTTCGAGGCGGTGCGGCCGGTCATTTTCCCGTCATACGGCGAGTCGTGGCCCGCCACGTTGACCTATCCGAGCGCCGTCCGGGTGCAGTATTGGGCGGGCGTCGGGTCGGCGGAGTCCGTCGATGAGGAAGTCAAGCAGGCAATCGAGATGCTGGTCTGTCACTGGTTTCGCAACCGCGAGGCGGTGTTGACGGGGAGTATTTCCAAGGAAGTCGAGATCGGGCTGAAGGACTTGCTCGGTCCGCGCAGGATCGTACCGGTGGGTTGATATGGCAATCGCGGCGGGAGAATTGACGAAGGTCGTGAAGTTCCTGGAACCGCAGCGGACACGCAGTGCGGGCGGGGCGAATGCGGTCCCCGGTGACGTGGTGCGATTCTGGACCTGGGGTCGGTTGACGGCGTTGTCCGCCGGCGAGCGGGTGGTCGGCGATTCGGTGCAGTGGACGGCGACCTATGAATTGACCATCCGCTATCGGCCGGACGTGTCGCCGGACATGCGGGTGTTGATTGACGGTGTGACGTATGAGATCGACGGCCCGGCGGTGGACCGGGACGGGATGCGTCGGGATTTGACGATTGTGTTGCACCCGGCGACGAGGGCGTGACGTGGCGATGTTCACGGCAATCAATGATGGATCAGAGATCATCGCGCAGTGCAACCTGTTGGAGCGGCGGGTTGCACGAACAGTGGTTCGACGCGCACTGCGGGAAGTGATGCGACCCTTGCTGGTCGCCGCAAAGGAACTCGCTCCGAAGGATACCGGCTCTCTCGCGGCCAGCCTCCGCTTGGGCGCGTTCAATCCGAAGCGCAGCACGCTTGGCGTTAGTGTGTTTACAAAGGGCGAATTGGCAAAAAGCAAGGTGGCTCGGGGACTTAATCCATTTTGGGGCCTGCACTTCTATGGGTCTTTTGTTCACTGGGGGCACTACTTCGGCAAGCGCGGGCGCAATGTCAACATCGGCTGGAAATTCGGGAAGCGGGCGAAGAAATCGCAGTTGGCAGTCAAGCGGGCGGCGATTGCGAAATACAACGCATCGCGTCGCCGGTTTCCGGGCATCCCCTTCTTGAAAGAGGCCGGGGATCAGGTGCGGGCACAGATGGATGCTGATTTTCGCAAGCGTATCGAGGAAGGCGTGCAACAGGCATTGGCTGACGGCAAGGGAAAGTAATGGCGAAAGCCCGAGTCGAAAACGCAATCTGCGGCCTGCTGCTGGTGGACCCGGCGGTGCGGGCCTTACTGGCCGACGAAGGTCAACAGCCGCGCATCTACTGGGGTTACGCCCCGGCGAGCGTGGCGAACGAAGCGGCCCGGTATGTGGTGTTTCGGCGCATCGCCGACGACCCGGACACGACCGGCAGCGGGCACAGCGGCATGACGACCAGCCAGTATGCGTTCGCGTGCTGGAGCAAAATCAGCATGGAGGACGCGGCCGCGACGGCCGACGCGCTCGAGGAAGTGCTCGATGATGCCTGCGCGTCTGGGACGTTTGTGGCCAGCGGGGTGACGATTCAACGGCTGGCGTCGGACGGGCAGACGGATGACTTTGAAGCGCCGTGGGACGGCGGCGAAACGGGTTTGTCGTGCCGCGTGTTGCGGGCGACCGTGACGTATGAGACGGCGGGATAAATGGACCAGCGGCCACAAGCCGCGATGACATAAGACGACGGCAACGAAATGGGTTTCGGGCGGCGTTGCAACCGCCGAAATTCCTTGTGTTCCCGAAGCGCCAACAAGGGGCGCGGCGGGGTCTTCGGACCTCTCCGCGCCCCTTTTCGTTGCCGCGTCGGGAGTAAGACACATGCCTGCAAGCGGAATGATCGGACACGGAACGACGTTGACCAAAGACCCGTCGGGCACGCCGCTGGTCATCACCAACCTGCTGAGTTTCAACGCGACCAGCATGGCGACGGATGTGATTGAGATCACGTCCGGCGACTCGGCGAACAACACCAAGGAATTCGTCCCCGGCCTGATTGACTACGGCACATGGGAAGCCGAGGTCAACTACGGCGAGACGCTCTACAACAGCATCCGCGCGCTGTTCGCGGCGCAGACTTCCGACTCATGGAAGGTTGTGCGCAAGGACGGCACGCATGACGTTTGCACCGGGTTTGTGTCGGCGGTGTCTGAGACGCATCCCGACGCGGCGAAGGCGACGTTCTCATTCACCATCAAAGTCACCGGCAAGCCGACGCTGACCGTGGCGTAACTGGAGGATTCATGCGACTGGATCAGGAGATTTTCGCGGCGGCGGATTCGCTGGCGGCAGAGGTGGAGGTTTGCCCCTGCCCCGAGATTCCGGCGCTGGACGGCAAGGTGTACGCGCGACGGATGGATACGAATACCTACGTCGCGTTCGCCAAGGATATTCCCGAGGGCGACGACCCCTACCCGGTGACTCGGCTGCTGCTGTTCGCGTTGTGCGATGGCAAGGGCCAGCCGATTTTCGAGCGCGACGCAATGGGCATGGCCCGGCTGAACAAACTGCCCGCCGTCGTGACGCTGCGATGGAAGCGGATTGTCGAACGTCTCAATTACATGGGGCAGTTCGCGGCGGACCTGGAGGGAAAATCCGTGGCGGCGGGGAGTACGACCTCCTCCTAGAGATCGCGGCGCACTTTCGGGAGGCGGACCCCGCCGCGTGGCTGGCCCGCATCGGACTGGAGCAATACGCGGTGTGGCGGGCGAAGTGGCGGGCCAGGCCGCCGGGCGAGACGTGGCACGACGTGCGACACGCTGAGGCGATGGCGACGTATCTGGCGAGCCAGGGCGTCAAGGGCGTCAAGCCGGGCGAGTACCAGCGGTTCAAGGTGAGCGATGGCCGGTAATTCATCCATGCGAGCGGGCGGCATCCACTGGGCGGCGACGCTGGACGCCAAGGGGTTTGAGACCGGCGCGCGCAAGGTGCGGGCGGAGGCGGCGGCAATTGGTGACGGCCTGAAAAACACACTCGGCAGGCGGTCTTTTTTGAAGGAGTTTTCGGAGGTATTGGGCGGCGGCGGGTCGATCGTCGGTGTTGCCGCGTTCTCCAGTGTGCTCGCCGATGTAGCAAAGAACGCCGCCGAATTGCGCCGGCAATTCTCCGACAATGAGATCACGGCGACGCAGTTCAAGTCTCGCCTTGTCGAATTAGTGCCGGTGCTCGGAAACATCGCCAAGGCGGGCCGCGAAATCGGCGAGTCGCTTGCGGTGGCGTTCGACCCGAACGTCCTGAAGTACGAAAACCTTGCCAAGAAAATCGAGGAACAAGGTAAAGCCAGGGCCGACGCATTCAAGCGGCTGGACGCATTCCGAAACGAAACCAAGCAAATCGGGATGACTCCAGACCAGATCAAGCACCTCACCGGAAACGCGGAACTGTTTGCAATCAATGAAGCACTCCAAAAGAACGCCGGGGGAATGAATCCAGACGTATTATCTGGGATGGTGTTTGACGCTTGGCAGGATCGCGTCACCAAGGAATTGCAGCAAATAGACGAGCAGAACAAGAAACTCGAAAAGGAATTCAACGCTGCGGCGGAGAGGGTTGACGCGGAGATCAGGAAGCAGGTCGTCATCGGCGTCAACGACCCCCTGACGCAAAACATACTCGATTACACCAAGCAGCAAAAGCGTATTGCCGAAGCCCGACGTGATTCGCTCATCGGCCGCG